CTATAATGTAATCGAATCTGGAACAGAGGCGTTAGAGCAAATGCTCGATGTAGCAAAAGCATCAGAGCATCCGAGAGCATATGAAGTCGTATCGACTATCATGAAGACACTTGTAGATGCCAATAAAGACTTGGTCAAAATGTCTACTGACAAGATTAAAGTAGAATCAGAGAGTACTGAGACAGAACCAAAAGGTCTGACTACTAATAACAATCTTTTCGTGGGTTCTACAAATGAACTACAGCAGTTGTTAAAGGACATGAAAAATAACGATGGCTAATGTTCAAGAGCGTGGCTACAATGGTAACGTCAACCTAAAGAGAAAGGGTACTCCGATTGAGTTCACTCAGGATATGGTTGGCGAGTTTATCAAGTGCGCTAACAATCCTACATACTTCTCTGAAAAATATATTCAAATTGTTCATGTTGACAAGGGACTTATACCCATCAAGATGTACGACTACCAAAAAGAAATTGTCGAAAAGATAACCAATAATCGAAGAGTTGCTGTGGTAACTTCACGACAGGCAGGTAAAACGACTACTGCTGTTGCTGTGATTCTACACTATGTTCTATTTAATGAGCATAAGACTTGTGCTTTACTTGCTAACAAAGGCGATGCGGCTCGTGAGATTCTAGATCGAATCAAAATTGCATACGAAGCATTGCCTAAGTGGTTACAACAAGGCGTGATCGAGTGGAACAAAGGCTCTGTTGAGTTTGAGAACGGATGTAAGATTATCGCAGGGGCTACATCATCAAGTGCTATTCGTGGTAAATCTATTTCCTTTCTGTACATAGATGAAACAGCCTTCGTGGAAAATTGGGATGAGTTTTTTGCTTCTGTATTCCCAACGATATCTTCTGGTAAAACAACAAAGATGTTGTACACTTCTACGCCAAATGGTCTCAATCACTTCTATAAAACTTGTGAGGGAGCGAAAGCAGATACGAATGGGTTTGAGTATGTTGAGGTGCCTTGGCAAAGAGTGCCAGGACGAGACGATAAGTGGAAGAAAGAGACTCTTGCGGCTATGGATCAAGATACGCAGAAGTTTTCTCAGGAGTTTGAGTGTGGGTTCTTAGGATCTTCCGGAACTCTTATCGATGGAAGCAAGTTGAAAAGTCTTGTGCCTAGAAATCCGGTTGGTCAAACACAGCACATGAAAGTGTATGAAAAACCTCAGAAAGATCACACATATATCTGTGTGGTTGATGTAGCTAGAGGTAAAGGATTAGATTACTCGGCATTTCAGATTATTGATGTTACAGAGATGCCTTATAGACAGGTTTGCGTCTTTAAGGATAACATGATAACACCCATCGACTACGCTGAAATCATATATAGAAGTATAAAGAGTTATAATGAGGCTTACACTTTAGTGGAAGTCAATGATATAGGTGAGCAAGTCTCAGAGACATTGCATTACGAGTTTGAAGTGGAAACACTCATGTTCACAGAATCCGCAGGTAGATCAGGTAAAAGAATATCCACTGGATTCTCGAAAAAAGCAGACAAAGGCATTCGAACAACAAAAGCAGTTAAATCCGTTGGATGTAATATGCTCAAGATGTTGGTTGAACAAGATCAGTTGATATTGAGTGACTTTGATACAATTAATGAACTTTCTACATTTTCTAGAAAGGCTAATTCGTATGAAGCGGAATCCGGATGCCATGACGACTTAGTTATGGGACTGGTCCTTTTTGCTTGGATGACAGATCAAATGTTCTTCAAAGAAATTACTAATATAAACACAGTTAATGCTCTCAGGCAGAGAAATGAAGAAGAACTAGCAGAAAGTCTATTGCCCATAGGCTTCAACGACTATGATCTTAATGACGCTAAAGACATACGCACAGTGGCCGTTGGTAACGATGATTCTTGGCTAAAACTGTAATAAGCTAAGTTCTCATTATTATAAATATAGAAATAGAAAATAAAAGAAGTTTGTAACTTACAAAATTAACAAGGAGAAATCAACAATGGCCTTTCAAACAAGTCCAGGCATAAACGTCAGCGAAGTTGACCTAACGAATGCTACTCCAGCGGTTGGTACAACCGAAGGCGCAATCGCAGGTGTATTCCGATGGGGTCCAACAAATGAAAGAGTGTTAATCTCTTCAGAACAGCAACTGGTCGCTAGATTTGGCGAGCCAGTTACCAAATATACTGACGCATCATATTCAGTTCCATGGACAAATCATGAAACATTCATGTCCGCGGCAAACTTTTTAAGCTATAGCGATGCGCTTTTCGTAACTAGAGTAACCGAAAATGCTGTAAAAGCATCCAGCGCACCCTTTACTGCAAAGTATGAAGGCCTTCTAGGAAACTCTGTAGAAGTATCATACTGTTTGAGTAATGGATTTGACTCTGTATCTCTAGGAGATAGTACAATAACAGTAGCATCTGGCAGTAATTCTTTTCAGGTGAGAGGACTAACTACAGTCGCACAGGCAGCTTCTATCAAAAAAGGCGATACATTAACAGTAAACGGACAGTTTTTAACTGTTGAAGATTCTTCTGTTACTGACAGCGATGCTGACTTGGATAATGTTGTAACTACTACAAAAGCTTTTGACTCAGACAACGGTGCTACTAACTTATTGTTAGATGCTGCCAGCACAGGTGTTACACTACCTCTTGCTACAGATGCATCTACACTATACTCAACTAACTATATTCAGTTAGGCGGAAGTATTCCTAGCCTAAGACGAGGCGACCCTCTAACATATTCTACATTAAGTCAATCTGGCGTAATTGGTGGATTAGAAGAAGGTAAAACATACTTTGCTGTTCCTCTTGTGGTGAACAAGGTATCCTTTACTAACTCTGAATTAGATGCTGATGCCGCTACTGATGATTTTATCACTGTAGCTTCTCACGGACTATCTGATGGAGACTATGTTCAGTATGTAAAAGAATCAGGTGCTGATGTGACCAACCTGACTTCTGGCGATTATTACTATGTTGTAGGATCTACAGCAGCCGCTTTCAAATTGTCTTTAACTCTAGGTGGTGATGCAATCGACTTGCCAGACACTAACGATGTTTCGGCATTCACAGCGTCTGTAACTCATGTTGGAGACGTAGTAGCACTTGATACTGTAACTACTAGCCACGTAATTAGATTAGCGGCTACTCATAATGACGCAGTAGCTTCTACTCCAACAGTGGTAACACTAACTAGCCTTACTACAGCTGGTGCTAGTCAAAGTCAACTCGTTCACACTTCAGCGTTTGTTGTAAGTGGAACATTTGCGAGTAAGTACACTGGTATTAGTAGCGTATCTGGAGGCTCTTACACTAAGCAATGGGGCGGATCACAATCATTTGATAGTGCTCCATTAGCGAACAGAATCCACATTTTGGTCAAAGACGCAGACGGAAGTTTAACTGGTACAGCAGGACAGGTAATTGAATCATTCGAAAACGTATCTCTAGATCAAGGCGGTAAGAAGCCAGACGGATCATCTAACTTCATAAGCGATGTACTTGAAGCATCTTCTAACTGGATAAGCATACTAGACGCAGATGTGATAACATATCTAACAGGCTCTGTACCTTCGAATAATTCAAGTCTGACTCTAGGCGCTACTACTTTAGGTGATGATGGTGAAGATGAATCATCTATCGCAATAGGCCAACTAGCCGCTGGATACGATCTATATGCTGATGCATCTGACGTTGACGTATCATTGATACTACAAGGTAAGTCTAGAGGCGTTACTCTTTCTAACTATATTATCAATAATATCGCTGAAGTTCGTAGAGACTGTATAGCTTTCATCTCTCCTGAAAGATCAGATGAGAATGTTACAAGCATTCTAGAGTTTGCTAACTCAATATCAGCCACATCTTTTGCAGTTGTTGATAGCGGATATAAATACCAGTATGATAAGTACTCAGATGTATATAGATGGGTACCTCTAAATGGAGATATTGCTGGTCTTTGCGCTAGAACAGATGATTTAAGAGATCCTTGGTTCTCACCCGCTGGATATAACAGAGGCAGCGTCAAAAATGTTGTTAAGTTGCTAGTTAATCCTAATAAAGCAGAGAGAGACTTGCTATATCGAGCTAAAGTTAATCCAGTTATCACACAGCCTGGTCAAGGAACAGTATTATTTGGTGACAAGACGTTTGCGGCAATTGATAGCGCATTTGATCGAATCAATGTACGAAGACTGTTTATTGTTCTTGAGAAGACTATTGGTCAAGCGGCAAAATCGACCTTATTTGAATTCAACGATGAGTTTACTAGAGCGACATTCGTAAACTTAGTTGAACCGTTCCTAAGGGACGTTCAAGGTAGACGTGGTATCTATGACTTTAAAGTGATTTGTGACGAATCAAACAATACTGGACAAGTTATCGACACTAACCAATTTGTTGGCGACATCTATATCAAGCCAGCACGTTCAATCAACTACATCCAGTTGAACTTTGTTGCTGTTAGATCAGGCGTAGAGTTCTCAGAGATCGTTGGTGCGGCTTAATAAATAATACAACAAACAAGGAGAAATAAACAATGGCTTTCAACATCAATGAAATTAAAAGCCAACTAACCTTCGGGGGTGCCAAAGCATCCCTGTTTCAAGTGGGAATTACAAATCCTATTAATGGAGCAGGTGATCTAAAGACACCGTTTATGGTACAAGCGGCACAGATCCCAGAAGCGACTATTGGAACAATAGAAATTCCATATTTTGGTCGTAAGGTTAAAGTTGCTGGTGACAGAACATTCGCTGAGTGGACTGTAACCATCATCAATGATGAAGACTTCCTGATTCGCAATGCTATGGAAAACTGGATGGCTTCAATCAATTCGCATGAAGGAAATGTTACTCAAGCAGGCACTGCAAGTGCTTCTGAGTATAAGGCTCAAGCACAGATTACACAGTATTCAAAAACTGGTGCACCATTGAGAACTTATAACTTTAACGGCTTGTTCCCAACAAACATCGCCGCTATCGGCATGGATTGGAACACAACTGATGACATCGAAAGATTCGATGTTACCTTCCAGTATGACTGGTGGAATGTTTCTGGTGGAGTCACTGGAGATGGCGGTACAAACGAGTAACACTTGATAACTATAATCAGGGGAGAGAACCCCTCTCCCTTAATTAGAGGATAAAATATGGCTGAATTATTTGGATTTTCGATCAAACGTAAGACCACAGAAGAGAATAATAATATTCCCTCTTTTGTTAGACCAGATGCTGAAGATGGATCTATTGACATTGCGGCAACAGGTACTGCCGCTAGTAGTTATCTAGATTTAGCAGGAAGCGCAAGATCAGAAGCAGAGTTAGTACAAAAGTATAGAGGAATGCTACAGCAACCAGAAGTTGCTCAGGCAGTAGACGACATTGTAAACGAAGCTATTAGCATCTCTTCAAATGAAAAAGTGGTTGAATGCGTTACAGATGATGTCGATTTAGCAGATAACATTAAAAAGAAAATAAGAGAAGAGTTTGACGCAGTACTTAGACTGTTAGACTTTTCTTCTACTGGTTATGATACTTTTCAAAAGTGGTATGTTGATGGAAGATTAAACTATCACGTTATGATCGATGTTAAGCAACCTCGAAAAGGTATTCAAGAGTTGCGTTATATCGATCCAAGAAAAATTCGTAAAGTTAGAGAGTTTGATAGTAAGTCTCAAGCAAGCAGTAATGGAAAAGATAATAAGTTCTTAACTAAAAGAGTTAAAAACGAGTACTATATTTATAGTGAAAAGGGCTTCTTAGGTCAAGCAGGACAGCAGATAGGACAGCAGGGAAATGAGTTATCGGGACTGAAGATAGCACCAGACTCAATAGTAAATTCTAACTCAGGCTTGCTTAATGAGAGCAACTCACTAATAATCTCTAACTTGCATAAGGCAATGAAGCCTTTGAATCAGTTGAGAATGATGGAAGATGCTGTAGTTATCTATAGAATATCTAGAGCGCCTGAAAGAAGAATTTTTTATATCGATGTAGGTAATCTGCCTAAGATGAAAGCAGAGCAGTATCTACGAGATATGATGACTAAGCACAAGAATCGCTTGGTGTATGATGCAAGTACTGGTGACGTTAAAGATGATCGTAGACATATGAGTATGACTGACGATTTTTGGTTGCCAAGAAGAGAGGGCGGAAAAGGTACAGAGATCACTACATTGCCTGGTGGTCAGAATCTAGGAGAACTAGACGATGTATTATATTTCCAGAAGAGATTGTTTAAGGCTCTGAATGTACCCATCTCTCGTATGGAGACAGAAAACTCATTCTCTTTAGGTAGAGCAACAGAAATATCTAGAGATGAGATTAAGTTTAGTAAGTTTATCAGCAGATTGAGATCACGATTCTCTACACTGTTTGATAAAATTCTTGAGAAGCAGTTAGTACTCAAGGGAATCATTAAACCTGAAGAGTGGGCAGATATTCAAGCCTCTATCAGATACGATTTCATGCAAGACAACTACTTTGAAGAGTTAAAAGAAAGTGAAGTCTTGAGAGAAAGATTAGGTATGCTTAGAGATATTGACGAGTATGTCGGTAAGTACTACTCAGCAGACTGGGTCAGAAAGAATGTTCTCATGATGAACGAAGATGAAATCGAGAAGATGAGAGAAGAAATAGTAGCAGACGAAGAAGACTCTAATGAAGCAGAAGACGACTTTGGAGATAGTGATGAAGGAAATAGTCCAGAACAGAACTTCTCTGATGACGAGTCTGATAACGAAGATGATTCGTTTGCATCTTAGTAATTGCGATAAAGTATAAATAAACATATAAGTAAGGAGATAGATATGAGTGTTAGTGATTTGATTAAAAATGCGATGGATAAGGATGCAGGGTCATTCGAGTCTTCGTTTAATAGTGTTATGGCAGATAAAATGACAGCGGCTATCGAAACAAAATATGACTCTATGTTTGGCGCTTCCGTAGAGACTGGTGAACCAGTTGAACCAGTTGAAGCAGAAGCAAGCGTAGAAGTAGAATCAGAATAATAAAGGAATCAAAATGAAATCTTTTAAGCAGTTCACAGTAGAAACAGTTAGCAAACCTACAGGAGAATTTGACTCTGCTACTTCAGCAGGCATTCAGAACTTTGTAGATAAGCATCTCGTAGACGTTAAAGAACTTCCGGATGGGTATAAGCAGGCAGAAGTAATCGACTTCAAGAAAGATAATGAAGAGAAGAGAGCCGCAGACCACTCGAATGATGAAGTTGAAGAAGTGTATGAAGCTGTTGAGTTTACTGAAGAAGAGATGACCGACGCTCAGAAAGCAAAAAGAGAAGAGATTGTTAAAGAACTCAAAAAGAAAATGCCTGAGTTCAAAGAGCGTTATGGTGATCGTGCTACTGATGTCATGTACGCAACTGCTACCAAGATGGCAATGAAAGATGACGAGAAAGAAGTTGAAGAGTCTTATAAAGAAGGCTATTATAAAGAAGGTGTTCTAAAAGACTTAGAGATGATCGTTAAGAAGAAAAGCATAGGAGATGTCAAGTTCAAAGATGGTAAAAAACAAAAAGTTGATCTGACAACTGCCTCTATGATTGTTTCAATGGTCAAGCAATTGAACAGCACAAATCAAAAGAAAGTGTTGAATATGCTAGACAACAGCAAAACATTTAAAGATGTTGCTAAGTTTGCATTCTCAGCCGGAAAATAGGAAGAAGATATGAGTTTACTAATCAAAGAAATCGTTGAAGACGTA